CAGTTGACTGACACGATGATAGGTAAGGCTGTCGATTTCGTTACCAAGCCGATAGACAATCAAGGTCATACGGCTATAGATAAAGCTTATTCGGAGGCTATCAAGAATCCGGACATGGCCGCTGATCTGGCTTTGTTCTTGATGAATAAGGACGAGTTTCTTAAACAGAAGACTAACAAGGCTAAGATGGAGGTTAATAAGAAGACCATCACTCTTCTTTCTGGCAATAAGGGAGGAAAGCAGAATAAGAATAATATCGATAATGATACTATAGAGGCTAACTTCCTTGATCTAAGTGGATCAAAGAGTGTATAACATTAAAAGATAGATAATTATGAACCTTTTTTTGACAAAAAGTTTTCCGGCTACCGTGAATGGTGATAACGTTATCGCCTTCACCGATGCCAAGAACTATAAGACTTCGCTCGTAGAGCATAACTTAGGCTCATTGGCGAGCTGGTATTATGAGGATCCGGACAAGAATCATCTAGGTCTGTTGAACTTGTTCTCTAATATCGCCAACTACCCTGTTCCGATGTATATGGGTATGATTAATAACGGTGCTACGATCTCCGTTAACGGTATTGGAGCTTCTTTCCGTTATGATTTACCTGTTACAAAGACATTCGCTGTCGTTACGGCTGAGGATACTTCAGGTCATCATCTAAAACCGGGTATTGACGGTAGTTTGTTTGATATCGTTTTGAATACCTCTGAGTTTACGGCTTATGATGTCATTACCTATGACGCAGCTAATGGCTGTAATATCCTTATCTCAGGTGAGATCCCGTCTAAGACGGAAGGAGACTTGACACGTTATTGGGGTCGTGTTATTGGCGGTAAGGCTAAATACTTCCCTAAAGAGAAATTGCGTCCGGGTATCCGTTATTGGAAGATCGGTCATGCTCTTGGTGAGTACAGTACCCAGTTCTCTAAGGTATCTGGAGCTGACAAGGCCGGTTCCATGACCTGCGAGTTCCGTTTAGGAAACCATCGTGGTGTTGAGGGCGAGGCTACTATGTATGCCGGTATGAAGTCCATGCAGGCAGCGCAGAATAGTACGTCTGAGTTTGTTGAGACGGCATTACGGAGAATGAATGCTATGAGAAGTGAGTATGAGGGTAATATTCCTGATCTTGCTATTATCGGTAAGACTGTCAATGGTAGACTTGACTTACGTACGGCTAAGGTAGCCTCTACATTGGAGGTGTTCTGTATGGCTGAATTGGTTAAGCTAGAGGCTAGACAGTTGATGTGGCAAGAAGGTGGTATTATCATGGATCAAAATGGTCCTATCCATTTGAATGAGGGTATCTACCGTCAGCTTCGCCGTGGTTACACTATCTACTATAGCCGTCCGATGGGTATTACTAAGGACACGCTTATGGCTGCCGCATCTTATATTTTCCGTGGACGTCAGGATCTTCCTATTACGGAACGTAAGATTAAGTTCAAGGTAGGAGCTATGGCTATGATCAATTTAGAGAAGTTGATCAGGGAATCGTTCTTCACTACCTTGCAGAACTTAAGCTGGGGTATGGGAAGCGATAGGATGTTGCCTTCTAACCCTATCTCTGGTACTAATGACGCCATGATCTTAGGTCCGGTTCAGGTTAAGGGAGCTTTCATCCCGGGCATCGGTAATGTTGAGTTCGAGCACGATCCTTCTTTGGATTACGCTGACATGACAGATCGTAGCGAGTTAGTGAATGGCATGTATCCTAGATCCTCTTATTCTTGTATTATCGAGAATATCACTGACGCTGGATCGACTAACGCGTATTCCGCTATTCCTAATACGGCTAACGCTAAGTTAGGTAATATGAATAACAACGTATTCTATATCAAGCCAGAAGGTGTAAGTATGTGGTGGGGCTATGAGTACGGTCGTTGGGCGCACAAAGCCAACGGAAATGAGATCGTATCATCCTTGCCGGGCATGAAAGAACAATTCTGGTGCCACTCCGCTTCCGCAGCATGGGTTATGGATAACAGTAAGTTCTTGATTATCGAGCTTCAACCGAACTACTTCGGCTAAGTTTTTTCATATATATAATTTGGTTTTTAGAGGGGAGGATATTCCTCTCCTCTTTTTTTAGGAAAGTAACGCAAAAAATAAGGAAATGAAAGAGATTTTAAAATCAAAGAAGGTATTGGTCGAGGTAAACGGCTTCAATATCATGTCAGATACCTTATATGAGGTTGTAGGCAAACACGATGGAAGTGCTCCTCAGGCCTTTCAAGACGCTAATATAGCTAAAGCTCCGTTCCCGGAGAACGCCACTCACGTATGTTGCCCTTGGGATGATTTCTCCAAGGCCTATAACACCGGTTTTTATCCAAGATCAAGATGCTATAATGGTCTTGACAAGAATGAGATCGATAAGCTCGTCAAACAGCGGGTAGATAATATCATGAAGCCTTTCGAGGAAATGTCGCAGATGGATCTATCTCAAACCAATTTAGAATTTTGGGATGACGCTAAAGATAAGATCTTCATGGGTAAGGTTTATAATACGGCTAATACTGTAGATCTATTTTATTTATATCTGGCTGTATTTTCCGGCATGTTGACTCCTCAGGAAATGGATGGCGATCCTGTCTTCATGAACTCCATGTTCTGTTTCGTGGAGAAAGACAATATGAAGGATTTCGTTCAGCAGCGTGAGATCAATAAGATGAACATCAGCTATAAGTTTATCAGCGCTCTTAAGAAAGGCGGCGACGATCGTCAGGCTGTCATCGATCTTCTTCTTTACATCGGTATCGTAACTCGCCCGGATTTCACGGAGGATGAGTATTATACAGGATCTCTATCAAACTGGATGAATGAGAAGAAGACCAATGTCGATTATCTGCTTGATATCTGGGATCGGTCATTGGAAGGTGATTTCAAGGAAGTTCTTGAGTTTTACCGTATCGTAAACGTCCTTCAACGAAATGGTCGTATCAATATGACTCCATCCGGATTACAATATAATGGCCAGATCATAGGACCTGACGTTCGGACATCCGCTGAGTTCTTGGCTACCAAGAAAGACTTTATTAACATAAAGGCTAATGTATTGGATGAGTATGAGGAGATCATGTCTATGTCTAATATCGATGATAAGTCCAAGACCAAGAAGGTTAAGGATATTAAGAAGAAGGATGACGTAGAGGAAGGTGATAAGATTAAGGAGGAATAACGATGACAATCCAAGAAGCGTATCTAAGGTCTTTGCAGAAGAACGAGCAGAATCTTGCCAATGGCGGGATTAAGCTTGATCCGGGAAGGTTCGTGTTGTTGTTTAACGAGGCCCAAGACCGGTTAGTTAAGTACTATCTAAATAGGAAGGATGACGAGACTATACGCTCCATCCAAAACCTTCTTGTTTATTGGATGTCGTTGGATAATGCGGTTAGGATGGATGACCCTGAGTCTACGTCCTTTAACTTACCTGACGACTATCTATGGTTCTCTAACATAAAAGGAGTTTTCTCATACAAAGGGTGTGAGGCCACTGATTTCGTTATGTGGGAGGCTAAGAACGAGAATATCCATGAGCTTCTTGGAGACGAGAATAACCGTCCTTCTTACGACTACCGTGAGACATTCTACTCCATAGGGAACGGGAAGGTCGTGGTCTACGAGTCAGGCTTCCGTACCGAGGAGGTTAAGATGACGTACTACCGCCGTCCTGTCAGGGTGGACCTGTCGGGGTATATCAACGCCGCCGGTATCCAGTCCACGGACATCGACCCGGAGCTGCCCGATTATCTTGTGGAGGAGATTCTGGATATGGTCGCTAAACAATTCAACCTTAATGAGAATGAATTGTATAGATATAGAATGGATAAGGATAATGTGGCTTCTTTCAAATAAACAACGTTAGTTTTGATTATCCGGCCTGTCAGTTAAAAGACGGGCCGGTTTTTTTAACATCCTGTCACCGGATTTATATTACCCCATCTTTTTTCCCATTTATCTCCAAGATACCTGATTAGGGCATTAAAGTCAGATATGAATCCACTTTCTATCATATCGGATATATACCCTTGGAGCATAACTATCTCTTGCGTCTGGTCAATAGAAGCGTAATTTCTTATTCCTTCTTCATGTTTACCAAATACCACATAATTCATTCCTTTCGCTATTCTTGATATATATGCTGAAAATTCATTATTTGTTATATTATCACATAACAAAGATCTAACATCCTTGCACATTTTTATATATGTATCTCCGGCTATATTCCTGTTTTTAACCAATCCGTCTGTAAGCCATATAACAACAGTAGCGTATATCTCCGGATCTAGTTCCATTGCTATAGTTACGAAAATATATGGATCTATAAACCATTTTTGATCCCCTCTACCTCCTTTTCTATAGGCTAGTCCTATTTTTCTAAATTCTTTCAACGTTAGATTATCATAATCTATTCTCTTCTTTAAGCTATCATTACCGTATCCTAATTGAGTCATCAATGCTCTTATCTTCTCCTTGAACCCTTGATTACGCAATACATCATTTATTTCTTTTGCGGATAAGTTCATTGATTCCCTTTTTTTCTTTATAGAATCCATAGCTTCTGTTATACACACATATCCATCTTTACTCATTATGGATACAGGGCTTCCTAAAAGAGTTCTACTCTCTGATTTTAAAATTAGATTTGATTTCATAATTTTGTTTTTAAAAGTTTATGTAATATCGTGAATCGGTCTGTGATAGATAGATTCACGATGCAAATATAAATAAATGGGATTTACTTTCAAAATATAATACAATTAATTGATAATCATAATT